ACTCGCCCGAGCAGGTCATCGCCACCTTATCGCTGGGCTACCTTGACAGCCCGGACATCTTGACCGGCATCGGGGCAACCCAAGTCCTGCACAGCGACCTGACCGCCGACGAAGCCCTCGCCAAAGCCGCCGCCCGCGCCGCAAGCGCAGGCCGCCCTTCGGCGCTGTACCGACCCAAGGGCGGCGGCGTCAACTGGACTACCACGCAGGTCGCGATCATCAAAGACACGATCGCGTCGCTGTTCACGAAGTCCGACGGTGGTGTGGCTGTCCTCGGGACCGCTGACGGCGAGATGGACATCCTTGGGTGGACCCCGCGCGAAATGGAGGGCCCCCAACAGCGCGCATGGATCCGCGGGACCGTGATGGCCGTCCTCGGTGTACCCCCGGTTCGCTTGGGCGTCGATGGGGCGAACACCTGGGCGACCTCCGACGCGCAGATGACGGCCTATTGGACCCAACTCCAAGGCACCGTCGCCCCCTTCGACGAAGCCCTGACCGCCCTCGTTCGGCGCGTGGATGGCGACCCTACCTTGACCGTCGAGCACGCCTTCGACGGCGTGCCCGCGCTCCAAGTCGCTCAAAACGCCGTGCTTGACCGCATCGGCAAGCACATCGCCAACGGCATGAGCCCGGCCGCAGCCTACGCATACGAGGGCTGGGAAGTCGCGCCCGATGCCTTTGAATCCGCCCCGGCGCCCCAGCCTGCCCCCGGCGCCGCCCCGGCGCCCGCCCCGGCCGACGATGACGCCCCCGACGACGAAGACGCCAGCGGCCCGCTGGCCGAGATCGGCGACGACATCAACATGGCGATCGGTGTGCTCACCGACCCCGACGCGAGCGCCGAAGACAAGGCCGCGGCCCTCGCCGACCTCGCCGGGATCGCCGATGAGTTGGCGGGCATGACTTGACCGTCCTGCGCGACATCGCCGGCCTTGACCGCCAGCCAACCAAGTCGATGGCGGCCAACGCGGCGCGCGGGCTTGAGTTGCGCCGGAAGTTCGGCCGCGGCGGGACCGCCGTTGGTGTCGCTCGCGCCCGCGACATCAGCAACCGCGCGAACCTCTCCGACCGAACCATCTTGAAGATGCACAGCTACTTCGCCCGGCACGCCGTCGATTCGTCGGCTCCGGGCTGGGGTGACGCCTCGGCGCCGTCCGCCGGGTGGATCGCGTGGCTGCTCTGGGGCGGTGACAGCGGCAGGACGTGGGCCCGCGTGCGCCGGGACCGCATCATGGCCGCGCGCAAGCCCAAGCGCCGCCAGCGCGCCCAGGCGACCCCTCCCGGCATCGTCACCCGCGCCACCAAGCGAACCGACCGCCAAGACGCAGCCGCATGGGCGAAGGCGCAGCGCGAGGCCGATCAGACGATGATCCGGGCGTGGACGACTGCCCTCCACGACCAACGCGACCGCTTGGTGGCCCGGTTCGTGGCGACCGCCGAAGCGTTGGACGGTCAATCCCGGCTGATGGCGCTCCCCGGCACCGTCCACAAGGTCTTCGGGATCGACGACATTGCCGCCCTGTTCAGCGTTGCCGCCGAGGCGAGCCTAATCGGCGGCCTGATCCGCACCGCCGTTGAGTCAGTCGTGAAAGTCGGTTGGGACATCTTCAAGGCCGTCCTCGGCGACATTAGTTGGGAGCCGACGATCAGCCCGGCGCCCGGCCTGCTCGCCGAGCAGGTCACGTTTGTGAACGAGGCGACCAAGCGCGAGATCGAGGCGACTGTGCGTGAGGGCTTGGTAGAAGGCCGATCCATCGGGCAGATCCAAAACGACCTGTACGAGAGCCAAGCGTTCAGCCCCGCCCGAGCCCTAACCATCGCCCGCACGGAGTCCAGCCGCGCCCTCAACGCCGGGTCAGCGACGGCCTATGAGCAGGCGGCCAACATGGGCGTGCCGATGATGGTCGAATGGGTCAAGGCGCCGATCCCGACCCTGCCCGAGCGTTCGCACCGTCGCTTGCACGGCACCCGTGTTGCGCCCGGTGGGATGTTCGTGATAGAGTCGGGCGAAGACACCGGAGCAGCCGCGCCCTATCCAGGCCGGTTCGGCATCGCCCGACAGGACATCAACTGCCGTTGCCGCACCAAGCCCATTCTGCTCGACGACGAGGACTAACAATGCCCCCAACCTTCGCCGCCGTCCTCGCGACCCCCGAGCAGGTCACCCGCCGCTATGCCGAGCGCGTCGAAGCGGGCCAGACCACGCCCGGCGAGCACGCCCCCGCGGCTCTGTTCCGCTCCGTGATGCTGCGCGTCCTTCCCGCCGAGACGATGAGCCCCGGCGAGGGCGAAGACAGGCCCAGCGACGACGCCCCCGAGCGTTACCCCTTCGTGATGTCGGCCGCCGCGCCCGACCGCGCCGAGGACATCGTCGAGCAGGACTGGGATCTCGAAGCGTTCCAGGCCAACCCGATCGCCCCCTACAACCACAACACCTGGGATTTCCCCGTCGGCAAGTGGATGAACGTTCGGGTCGAGCGCGGGATGCTCATGGGCGACTTCGTGCCGACCCCCGTTCCGGGGCATGAGCGCGCGATCATCGTCGCCGGGCTGCTCAAAGCCGGCACCCTCCGCGCCGCTTCGGTTGGCTTCGTGCCGACCACCGTGACCGAACGCTCCAAGTTTCCGACCTCCCATGCCTACTATGCCCAGCGCGGCTACGTCTACGGGCGCCCGAAGCTCCTTGAGTGCTCGATCGTCAACGTGCCGATGCACCCCGCCGCCACGTCGCAGCGCGCCGCCGAGCCGCCCCCGGTCGCCCCTGAGGTGCCCCCGGTGGTCGAGCCCGAACCCGCGCCCGCCCCGGTCGCCGAGGCGGACACCTTCGACCTCGGCACCCTTGAGCAGTCGATCGCAGCCCTCGCCGATCTGTTCCCGACTTCCGTTGCCTGACCCTACCTGACCCCTACTCCGCGCCGGGCGGCCCTCCCGGTCATCCCACCCAAAGGAGGCCACGATGGCCGACATCAACGCCGCGGTGCAGAAAGTCAACGACACCGTCCAGAGCTGCATCAAGGAAGTCCAGACCGTTCGCGCCAAGATCGAGACCGGCGAGGCTCGCGCCGCCGAGCTTGAGACGAAGATGGCCAAAATGGCCGACGACGTCAACGCGCAGGATGCCAACGTGGCCGCGCTCAAGGCGCAGATCAACGCTCAGCCCGTGATCACCAACGTGGACGTCAAGCGGTTCATCGGCCGCGACGGCACGCCGCACATGCTCGACTCGACCGTTGAGCGCCGGCTGGCCGGCGGCTCCCGCCCGATCGTCACCCGGCAGGCCGGCTGGCTGTCGAGCCCCGAGTCCCGCAGCCCTGCGCACGTTGAGGCCAAGGCATGCTGGGAGTTCGCCGTCCTGCGCTCGATCGCCGACGGCAACCTCCGCATGGACAGCGAGGGCCGGGTCAACCGCTCCAACCTGATGAACGCGGTCGCCAACAGCTCGGCCGACATGCTCGATCGGATCGCCGTGCTCGCCGAGGCCGACGGCCTGGGCTCCGCTGATACCATCCGCGAGCGCGTCTTCGGCGTCGCGACCGGCAGCGGCGCCGACATGATCCCGTCCGAGGTGCTTCTGCCCGAGGTGGCCCGCATCGGCGGCGCCAACCAGACCGGCGGGCTCGCGGGCCTCTTCGTTCAGAAGACCCTCAACGCGCGCAACACCTACATCAACATCCGCAGCGCGCTCCCCCGCCTGTTCAACAAGGGCGTCGCCGACGCCGCGGGCGCCGCCGAGATCATCCGCTCCAAGGGCACCACCAGCAAGGCGCTCATGGACCCCAAGCCCTTCGCTTGCGGCGTGGACATCGACCGGGACGCCGACGCCGACGCGATCCTCAGCATGATGATGGAGGTCCGTACCGACATCGCCCTGTCGATGTTCCTGGGCCTCGACGACGCGATCATCAACGGTGACTACCTCACCGCGACCCACATCGACGACACCAGCGGCGCGCTGGCGAGCTGGAACCCCGAGGGCGTGTTCTCGTCCGTTGGGGCCGGTGGCGCCCTCGACCACCGCCGGATGTTCTCCGGCCTGCGCTACAAGGCCCTCACCATCGGCTCCAGCGCGACCCTCGACCTCTCGGGCGCGCTGACCTACAACAAGATCGGCGAGATGCACGCCAAGTTCACCGGCGGCCGGGGCCTCAACCCCTCCCGCGTGGCCGTGATCACCGACTTCCTCACCATCATCAAGCACATCAGCTCCCTGGAGCAGGTGCTGACGATGGAGAAGTTCGGCGCCAACGCCACGATCCTCCAGGGTCAGGTGGTATCGCTCGGTGGTCGCCCGGTCATCCGCACCCCGTTCATGGGCCGCAGCGGCTCCAACACCGGAAGCTTCAACGCGGCCGGCAAGTTCGCGACGTCCTCGGTCACCAAGCAGGCCCTCCTGCTCGCCGACCTCGACGCGCACACCGTCGGCACCCGCAAGGGTGTCACGCTGGAGTCCGCGACCCAGATCGTGAACGACACGACCACCCTGATCGCGACCTCGCGCCACGCCTTCATGTCTCCCGACCACGGCGCCGCCGCCCCCACGTCGAGCAGCATCGTCAACGTGGCGTACGGCTACAACCTCTGATCGCCGGCCCAAGTCGGCGGGTCGCCCCTGGGCCCGCCGACTGCCCTCGCGCCCCACCCCTTCGCTTCTGAGGTGCCCCAATGTCCGTCCCCTCCCTCCGCTCCCTCCCGCTGCCCAAGATCGGCAGCGCCGCTGCTGGCGCTGATGAGATCGCGCGCATCGCCCGGAATGACTTCCCCTTCCGGCTGGCGATCGAGTCGGTCCACTTCACCCCCGAAGCCGCGGTCACCGCCAGCGACACCAACAACGGCATCCTGACCATCAAGATCGGGTCCACCACGATCGGCACCCTGACCACCAACGTGGCCCAGGGCGACCTTGTGGCCGGAACCCCCGTCAAGATCAGCGTCTCCGGCATCCTGACGATCGAGCCCGGCGCCGTGGTGAGCGTCACGAAGACCTACGCCGGGTCTGGCGCCGCCATGATCGGCACCGTGTCGATGCTGGTCAGCGAGAGCCGCAAGTGATGTCCGCCACCCCAATCGCCCCGTCGGACGCTACGAATGCCGCCGGGTCGGCTGGGGTGGCCTCGCCCTGCCCGGTGGTCTGTGCCGCCCCTGTGCGCCCCCCAGGCGCGCCGGGACACCTCCACCGGTCCCTCGCCTGCCCCGGTGGCCCGCAGGCGATAGGACGCACCCTGTCGCCCCAGGGCTACCCCCAGCACCCCGACGCCCTGCCCGATGATCCGACCGATCCAGACCCCGAGGCCGACCCATGCCCGTGATCACCGCAGCGCGCGTCCGCTCCTTGCTCCCCGTCCTGTCCGGCACGGGCGAAGACACCGAGCTTGAGGCCCTGATCGACGTGGCCGACGCGCAGATCGCGCAGTCGTTGAACCTGAGCAAGCCCGACAGCGGCACCCGCACGCTCGGATCGGCGACGTACACGCTGACCCACCCCGACGTGACGCTGCCCACGGGTCGGCTGGTCTACCTGCCACTGCTCAGCGTGACCGCGATCACGTCGCTACACTCGGCCGAGTCGCAGGTCTTCGACACGTCGTCGCTGATCTCATCCGATGACTACCGGCTGGACAGCCGCACGGGCGCGATCCGTCTCAAGCCCACGTCCACCGACCTCAACGTGACCGAGGGCTGTGTGCAGGTTGTCGCTGTCGCCGGGTGGGCGGACCTCACCACCGAGGACGTCTTGGCGCAGGCCGTCGCCATGCACGCCCGGCACCTTTGGACGCTCAGGCGCAACCAGGGCCAGACGTCGATCAGCGAAGGCGGCGGGTCGGCGTCCCTCCGCGATGAGACAATCCCGGCCGTTGTCGAGCAGATGATCGCGCCATACCGCCGGATGATCCTGTAGTGGCCAGCGCCGCCGACGTGGCCGCGAAGCTGCGCCGCTTGGGTGGCGATGGGTTCCGGCGTGTCGTTGAGCAGTCATTGGTGGCGACGGCGCTCAAGGCCGAGCAGGTCGCGAAAGACAACGTTCGGGCCGTGACTGTGACTCGAACCGGCAACCTCTACGGGTCGATCACTGGGTTTGTGCGGACTGGCGATCAAGGGCCCGAAGCGGTGGTCAGGGCCGGCGGTCGCTCGCCCGATGGAAGGTGGCTGGGCTACGCGCGAACTATCGAGTACGGCAGCGACGGCCCCATCACCCCGAAGCGCGGGCGCTACCTGCGGATCCCCCTCCCAGCCGCGCGCACCGCCGCCGGGGTTGACCGCTTCGGCGGGCCCCTGCGGACAATGGCGCCCGGCCTGTTCCGCGTGATCAAGGCGAAAGCCACTGGCAAGCTCTACCTGCTACACATCCCCAGCGGCAAGCTCTGGTATCGCCTCGTTGAGTCGGTCACGATCCGGCCGCGCCCCTTCCTGCGCCCTGGCGCCGAGGTAGCCGCTGGCCTGTTCCCGCGCTACCTTGCCAAGAACCTCAGCCGGGCCCTCAACGCACCATGAGCAGCGACCTCGCCACCACGACAGCCAACGCGACCGCCGCCATCAAGGCGCGCCTGCTCGCCGTGTCGGGCATGAGCACCAACACCGTCCGATACGGTGTCTTCACGCAGCCCCCGGCCGCCAAGGCGATCACGTTCGCGCTGTCCAACGTCCGGGCCGACGAAACACGCGGCACCCTGCGCTCCGAAGCCTACGTCGCGACGTACACCATCCGCATGTGGGCCCCGACCGCCGAAGACAGCCCGGAAGGGCGCGACACCGCCGCCCTGGCCTTCTGGGAGGCCGTTCGGACGTCGCTCTACGTTGACAAGACGCTCGGGGCCACCGTTCGGAACGTCTCCGTGGGCGACTTCATGCCCCCGACCGCCGCAGGCGACATCGGCGAACCCGCCAACGTGGCATCGACCGTCGTTGCCGTCTCTTGGCAACGCAGCATCTAACGGAGGCATCCGATGGCTTGGGCGCTTGGGCCGAACGGCGAAACGTACAACTACCGGATGGCTGCCACGATCGACACATCGGGCGTCACCCCCGGCGCCGCCTATGACGTGGCGATCACGATTGGCCCGGACCAAGAAGCGTTCTGGGCGACCGTCCAATCGAGCGGGTACGACATCGCCATCGGCTACGGCGACGCCTCCGGCCTGATCCCGTACCAGCGCCACACTTGGTCCTACGCAGCCAAGGGCGCGATCCTGCGCTGCACAGTGACGATGTCGGCCCTCGCCGTCTCCGGGTCGATGCAGGTGCTGTACATCTACTGGAGCGCCACGGGCGGCGCTGTTGCGACCGACCCAAGCACCGGCACTTACACCCCGACCGTGACCGGATCGGTGACTGCGCCCTTGGTCTACCCGTCGGGCCCCACCATTCGGATCGAGTCAGCGTCTTGGCAACAGTCGGCCGACTCCAACACCCCGAGCGCCGCGCAGACGGTCGCAGTCGGCGTTGGTGAGTACCGCTGGGGCACGATCGACACCGGCCCCGGCGCGCGCTACCCGACCGGCTACAGCTACAACGGCCACGATGTCTATCAGGACGTGGGCTGGGTCCACGTTGCCGTGACCGGCGTTGATGCGAGCGCCCCGAACTGGGCAACGTCGCAGGGTCTACGCTTTGCCGTCGAAGACGGCCGCGGTGTGCTACGATCCCAGATAGACGTATCGCACGCATCCGACGGCCTCGCCGTCTACCAGATCGGCCGGTCGCAAGGGCGGGTCGAGAAGCACTACCTAAGAATCCGCGGGATCGCGCCCGTCGTGTAAGGGGGACATCATGGCTGTTTTCAGCGGCTTCGGCACCGTCATCGGTCTTGGCAAGGAGTCCACCTACGGAGCGACGGTTGCTCGCGCCCGTTGGCTCGATGTCAACGGCACCACGCTGACCCAGACCGCCCGCAAGCGCACTGCCCGCGCCGCGCTGGCGAAGACCCGCGCCTTCGTCGAGTCGCGCTTCGTGACTGACAACGAAGTGGGCGGTGCTGTGACTCTCCCGGCCGGCTACTCGGGCCTTGGTCTGCTGTTCGAGGCCGCCTTGGGTTCGGTCTCCGGTGCGGGCCCCTACACCTTCGCTGCGGCTACCACGCTGCCCAGCCTGACGATCGAGCAGTTGGTCGGCAACTCGGGCAACTCGGAACTCTACGCCGGAGTCAAGGTCAACACCGCGACCCTGACCGTTACCCCAGGCGGCGAAGTGACGTGGGCCTTCGATCTGATCGGCACCACCAAGGGCGCGTCCGGCTCGGCTGGCTCGCCGTCGATGGCGACCCCGACCCCGATTGAAGCCTACGAAGTGGCCGTGACCTACGACGGGACCGCCGTCACGCTGCTTCGTGACCTCACCCTGACCCTGTCGAACAACCTTGAGCGTCGGCAGCGGATCGGGTCGCTCAACACCGCCGAGCCCCTGTTCAGCGGCCCGCGCGAGGTCATGGTCACCGGCGCGGTCGATAAGACTGCGTTCACCAACCGCACCACCGAACTGGCCGACGGTGCCGCCAACTTGGTCATCACGATCACCGACACCGCGACCGGCGCCAAGACCGTCGTGATCACCGTGTCGGCGTTGCTCAAGAGCGACGAGCAGATCGGGACCACCTTCGGCGCCCTGTCGGACGCGCTGACCTTTGAGAGCGTGGGCCATCCCACCATTGTTGTCACCAACGGAGAAGCCACCTACGATGTCTGATCTGCTCACAGAACTCAGCGCGGCAAACTTTGCCGAAGTCCGCCAAGACACCCTCTCCAGCGGCCCGATCTACTGGCGCGTCCGCAAACTCGGCACCGCCGAGTCGGCCGCCGCCGGGGTTCTGGAGGGCTTGATGGGGTCCGCGCTGGACAAGGCCGCGCCCCCGAAGCACGGCCGGATGGCTGGCGCTCCCGATCCAACGGTCGCCCAGGGCAAGGCTGTTGCGGTCATGCTCGACAGTGTCGCGCGGGCCGCGGTCTGTGCCGTTCGACGCGAGGGTGGCGAATGGCAGGCGATCCGCTTGGTCAGCCCCGAGGCCGAAGATCTCGACGCGGGGCGCCTGTCGGTGGCATCGCTGAGCGAGTCGGTCGCGATGGAAGTCATCGCTGCGGCGCTGGCCGGTGCTCAGGGGGCCGCCGCTGTGGTCGCTTCCTTTCGTGCAGGCCCAACCGAACCTGCCGACGCAGGCTGACGCCATCGCCAAGCGGTACGGGCAGCGCCCAAGCGCGATGCTGGGCTTGTCCGACCCCTGGCAGGCCCTGATCTTCGACGCGATCTGCGCCGACAGGGCCCGCGCCGAGGCGATGCAAGCGGGCGAGATCCCGGCCATGCTCGCGGCCCTCGGCGTGCTATAGTCCCAACGGAGGGCCCAACATGGCCGACCGCGACGTCATCGACATCGTCATCCGGGCCCGCGACGAGTCGTCGGCCGGGGTGCGCGCCGCCCAGGCGGCCATCGACGAGCTAACCCGCGCACAGGCCGCCCTGGCCGAAGCGGAGCGCGCCAAGGCCGCCGCCGACCGGGCTGCGGCCGACGGGTCGGATGACCAAGCCGAAGCCCTCAGGCGCCAAGCGGCAGCGGCAGAGGCGGCAGCGGCAGCCGAGCGCCGGTTGGCTGAGGCCGAGCGCGCAGCGGCAGCCGCGGCAGCCCGTGTCCGTGCGGGCGGCGGTGGCGGTCCCGTGCCCCCCGGTGGCGGTGGCGGCGCCCCTCCGGGCGGTGGGGCTGGCGATGACCGGCTTGACCGGATCCTCGACGGCCTGAGCCGTGACCTCGGCGGTTTCGGTGAGCAGATCAAGGCGCTGATCCCCGTCCTCACCAATCTCAAGACCACGACCACGGCGACGGCGCAAGCCATCGCCGCTGCGGGCGACCGACTGCGCCGAGGCGCGCCCCCGCCGGGCCCAAACCCTCCACCCCCACCCCCGCCGGGACCGAACCCGCCCCCGCCCCCGCCGGGTCCGGGTCCGAACCCTCCACCGCCCCCGCCGGGCGGCGGCCGGAACGCAGCGGCGCAGAGCAACCTGATCCAACAGTTGATCGACGTCGGGACGCAACTTGGCGGCGGCGCAAGCCCCCTGCTCGTGCTCATCCAACAGGGCCCGCAGATTGCGATGGCGATCAGCGCAGCAACGTCGGCCACGGCGCTGTTTACGGGGATGCTGGGGGCCATGAAAGCCGCGGTCATGGCCGCGTCGGTGGTCCTTGGGCCGCTCGCCATCGCCTTGGCGGCGGCGGCGGCTGCCTACTCCTACACGGCGAACGAACAGCAGATCGCGACCGAAGCGATGGGCATCTATTCGACCAACGTGGAAGGGGCCGAGGCCGCCCTTGCCAAGTTGGCCGGTCGGATGGACGAAGTGTCGTCCATGAACAAGAAGGTGACTGACCGGGTCAAGGAGAACGCCCGCGAGATCGCCGTTCTGACCGGCGAGATCACCAAAGAAGAGGCCGCGCGCCTGTCGGCGCTGGAAACGGTCGAAGAGCAGAGCAAGGCCGAAACCGAAGCCGCACGCCTGACCCTTGCCGCCGAGGACGACAAGCTAAGGATGCTGGAAAACTCGCTCGCCGTCGAAAAGGAGCGTAGCAGCGGCCTTCTCGGCAAATCGACGCGCGAAGAGTTGGCCGCCGAGATCGACATCACCAAGCAGCGGATCGGCACGCTCAAGGAGTCGATCCAGACGACCCAGGCCGCGCGCGACGAAGAGCGAAAGCAGATCAACACGATCGCAGAGCTTACCGAGGCCAAGAACAAAGAGGCCGCCGCCAGCAGGGGCCGCACCAGGGCAACGCAATCCTCAACGCAGGCGCTGACCGAGGAGCAGCAGGCCCTCAAGGCGTCGCTTCCGGTGCTCAAGGAAGCCCTTACCGAAGCCAAGATGCTCGACGACTTCCGCGCTTCGGGCCTCGCCGACATCATCCCGTCCAACCTGATCGCCCCCGACGCGCTCGCCAAGGCGCGCGAACTCGGCGACGCGCTGCAAGCCCTCGCCCCATCCAAGAGCGTCCTGAGCGACCTTGAATCGCTCCAGATGCTGCTTTTGGACATTCAGCGCACCAACATCGACTCGGGCGGGCGCTTCTCGGGTCTCGAGGCCCAAGCGCAGGCCGCGATCAGCGACGCACAAGACGAGGCCGCGGTCAAGACCGGCGCCGACATTGACGCGGTGCTGCGCGACTTCGGCGACATGATGACCGCCATGTCAGACACGGCGATGCAGAAGGCCGCCGGGGTGGGCGGCATGATCGGCGACATCATCGGCGGCGACATCTCCGGCGCCCTGACGTCGGTCCTGTCGGCGGCCGGGCCTGTCGGCGCAGCCATCGGCGGCATGATCAGCGGCCTGTCGGCGTTGGGCGAGCAGGGCGCCGGGCAGACCTCCAAGATGATCACCGGGTTCTTGCAGTCGATCATCAAGGGTTTGAGCAGCCTCCCCGCCCTGATTGTCAAGTTGGTGCCGTCCCTCATCGTGGATGTCCTGCCCGACCTTGTCGTCGCTTTGGTTGGCGCGATCCCCCGGTTGGTGGTCGCCATCCTGATTGAGCTACCCGTCGCCATCGTGCGCGGGATCGTCGGTTGGTGGCGGGACATCGGCGGATTCAAGGGGATCGCCCGGTCGATCGCCGACGGCGTGCGGGATTGGTGGACCTCGACCTGGGACCGCATCAAGAGTTGGCTCCGGGACATCTTCACGCCGGGCAACGACCGACGCGAGCAGCGGCGTAACGAGCGCGAGGCCCGGAACGAAAACCGCCTATCGGCGGGGCAGGCTTTCGTGGCCGTTGGGCAGGCCATCGGGGACGTCTTCACGGGCGACAACCGAAGCCGATCGGGCAGCCCCGGAAACTCGGCGCGCGCCGCTGGCCCTACGATCGTCCTACAGGGTGACCTCACCCCCGACTTCGTGCCTGCCTTGGGGCGCCGCTTGGATCGCTACAACGGGCCCGGCGGGCTACGTTCGGGCACCACGATCCTGGGGAGCAACTAATGGCCGAACGCTTCTACTGGTACGGCCGGGGTGGCTCCAAGCTCCGCAAGGTTGACGTAACGGTCGCCGACTTGCAGGTGGCGAGCGTTCGGGACCGCAGCGGAACGACGTCGCCGGGCGGCTTTGCGGTGGTTGTTGACCACGGGGGCTACCTTCGGGTTCAGATCACGCTGGACAAAGCAACCCAAACGGAGTGGCCCGAGCTGTTCACCATGATCGAGCACCTCAAAGCAGGCGGCGCGGTTGGCTTCGCGCGCGACCCCGAGACGGTGCAACTCGGCTGGCAGCTCGCCCCGTCCGCGGGCCTGTCGCCGGGAACGTCGGTCCTCGCCTTGTCCGGTGCGACGCAGATGACCGCGTGGGAGTCGGCGGGCGCTATCGCCAGCGGCACGGAGCTTCTGCTTTCGTCGGCCGCCCCGGCCTGTCAGCACGCGCAAGTGACCGCAGGCGGGACCGTGTCGGCGACGGGCCTGCTCACCTTAACCGACGCGACCCCGGAGCTTCTGGCGCCGGGCTTCGTGGCTGTCCGCCCCTTCGGCTTCTTCCCGATCCTCACGCTCGATCCCGAGTTGGGCGACGCAGCCGTGACCAGTGACCGCGAACTCTACTACGGGATCACCTTGACCCTCGCCGAACACCCGGCCCACCTCGGCGCCCTGCGCGGCGTGACGTTGGGCGGCACTACGACCCCCCACGTTGCCCCGTTCGCCCGGTCGCTGTTGCAGGCCATCGGGCGCGAGGCCCCAAGCGGCGCGACGGTCGCCCCGTCGTTGCGGGTGCGCCCATGACTTGGCCCGCCGACTTCACCGCTTGGCTTGAAGGTGGGGCCCTGGCGCCTGTGTGGGCCGTCGAGGTGCTCCCGTCGTCGGTTGCCTTCACGTCTGCCCTCATCCCCGGCGGCACAGCCCTGACCACGTCCACCGGCCTCACACCGGCCCGCTACCCGTGCCTGCTCACCGGCGGCGACGGCCCGACCTTCGGCACCTACGGCGTTCAGCCCGTCGATTGGACCGCCGAGCATGGGGCCTGGGGCTTCACGCTGGGGGTCGCGGGCGCGCTGCGCGAAGTCGCGATCCGGGCCCTGGGGCGCGGGCGCATCGTTCGCCTCAAACTTGGGTGGCAGGGGCTTGATTACAGCCGCTTCGTGACTGTGCAGACCGGCCGGGTTTGCAAGGTCCGCGACGATGGCGACGGGCGCCTGAGCGTCGAGACGTGGGATCTTGCCTCGGCCCTCACTGGGCGGTTCCGGGGCGACGTGCGCGCCTACCCGCAGCTTTTCAGCGGCTTGGCGGCCCCGACCACCGTTTCAGGCGGGGCGTACCACGCAGGCGACGCGACGATCAACGTGGCCTCGGTGCCGTCCGGCAGCCGCAAGCGCACCGGGGGAACCGGGCTCGTCAAAGTCACGCCAAACGGAGGCGGCGGCCAGCCCTTCTATCTAACCTACACCGGCAACACTTCGACGACGTTGACCGGCGTTGGCGCGACGGCGAAGATGGGCACCACCGCCGCGACCGCCGGCAACGGTTCGACCGTGGCCTTCGTGGGCTACCTCTACGGGTCGCTGGCCGAGATCGTGGCGCAGGTCTTGACGTCCACCGGCGCGGGCACCAACGGCGCCTATGACGTCCTGCCCGTCGATTGGGGCTATGGGTTGGTCGATCGCGAAGACGTCGATCTGCGCGATCTTATGGCGTTCGCCCGCGTCTTGGCGCCGCCCTCGCCCGCCACCAACTCGATCGAAGTGCTGATCGACTCGGCGCCGACCGACTCGCGGTCTTGGCTGGAGGGCATCCTCGGCGCCTTCGGCGCTTGGCTCACGGTGCGGCAGGGCTTGATCACGATGCGCGCCGCCCAAGACATCCGGCCGATCTCGCGGGCCTCGGCGATCGTGTCGTCGGTCGTGATCGACCCTGGGCAGATCGTGCGGGCGTCGGTTGAGACGGCGACTTGGGCCAACGTGGTCCACGTCAGCGCGGGCGCCACGTCCACGTCGGGCACTTCGGCGCTTGGCTCGCCGTTCCAGTCCTACCCGGCCTATGGCGCCAAGCTGTACGACCTGACCCCCTACGTCTGGAGCTATCAGCCAGACTTTCGGCAGAACGTGCGGGACCGCGTGCGGTGGTGGGCCTACAGCCTCGGCGAGTCGATCACGGTCGAAGTCGCCGGGCTCGTGGGCTGGCGACTCTGCCCCGGCGACATGATCGACTTCACCTGTAGCCGCGTCGGCGGCTTCTACGCCTCGACGTTGGCCGGTTGGGTGGGGCGCTTGGCGTTGGTGGTGAGTGTGCAGCCCGACCCGCTGCGTGGTATGGTGACGCTGCGACTGGCGACCCTCCCCGCCGATACTGCCGACCTTCTGGAGTGACCGATGGCCCTCATCGACCGATCCAACGCCACCCGCGCCCCGTTCGTCGAACGGTTGGCTTCGGTCGGCACCAACTGGCAGGCGTGGACCGCGCCCCATTGGTGTACCCAAGCCGTGATCAAGCCCTCGGCCGATGTCTGGTATGCCTTCGTCTGCGACATCGCAGGCGCGACCGAGCCGGCGGACGGTGGGGCGGCGAGCGGCACCACACACAAGGGAACGATCGCGGCCGATGCTGCCTATGCCGTCCTGTTGCGGAACCCTATGGACCGGCCGGTGAACGTCGGCCTCATTGGCAACCGGACGATCTACGTTGCGGCCAAGTCCGGGACTGCCGACGTTGAGATCGAGTGGTCGGCCGCATGACCGACCGGAACCGCTACCTTTCGGGCGACCCGAGCGCCGGGGGCGAAGTCGTCGACCTCACCGCCCCAACCCCGCCCGCCGCGCAGTCGCTGGCGAGTACCGCGACGACGGCGAGCGTCACTTACACCCACCCCGGCGCACCCTCGGGCACCACCTACGCCCTCACCGTGACCGACGAAGCCGACGCCTCGGTCACCCCGTCGTCGGGCAGCGGCCTCGGCCCTTGGGTCTTCCCCGTCGCCAGCGACAAGGCGTACAAGCACCGCCTGCGCGCCACCGGCACCGATGGGCAGGTCGCCGACGCTTCCGGGCTTGTGCAGGTTCAGCCCGACATCGGCACCGACTTCCCGCTGGAGGGCGCCGCGGGCTGGCGCGTGGTCTACACCGCCGACCTCACCGCCCAGACCGCGCAGGGCCCTCTCGCCGCTGGGGCCGGGACCATCACGGTGGATGGCGAGTCGATCGCGTACCTCGGCAACGCCAGCGCCGGGACGTTCGCCACCAACAACACGGCGACCGTGAGCAGCGACGGCGTCAAGCTCGCAGCGACCGGCACCACGTCGATGCTCCCGCAGTTGGCGCTGACCATCCCGCTCGGCGAGACGTGGGGCCCCGACGTTGCCATGCGCGTCCGTGCGCGGATCCGCTGCTACTGCGGCGATGCGACCGATTCGACCTTCTTCTACATGGCGGCGCCCGACGTCGCCGTGGACTATGACTCCCTGAGCACGCTCAAGACCGCGGGGATCCGCTTGCTGGGAACGACGACCAGCGCATACACCCGGCGAGGCGGCGCGGCCTCCGGGGCGAGCACGAAGCCCGCCGCATGGGCCAACGGAACGGCCGATCTCTACGTTGAGTTCCTCCTGGCTCCCTATGCCAACGACGTCATCATCTTCGTCGATGACGTCGCTTTCAACTCGGGCGACTCGGACCTCGTTGGCCGCTCGCAGAGCCGAGACGCCAACCCGACCGTAACGCTCCCGATCTGGCAGGACGGGTCGTACGAAACGATCAAGCTCCTGCTCGCCATCGCCAATGGCGGCGCGGGCAGCACGCTCCCGTCGATCGCGCTCAAAGCCCTCCAGGTGGAGCTACGATGATCAAGGTCCAAAGCATCTTCCGCGCCTCGGCCGACCGCCCGGACGGCACCACCGTTGAGGCCACGGGCATGGTCATCCTTCTGCCTGACCCCGAGGCCGCCGACCTCGTGGCTGGCGGCAGTTCCACCGCAGTCGGCGAAGCCGTGGCCGACGCCCTCACCGCAGCCGTTGCCGACGGCTCCTTGGTCCTGCCCTCGTGACCGCTGCCCTCGCCCTCGCCGACTGCGGCCCCTGCTCCGGCACCGGGGCGCTGGTCCGCGACCACCTCCCGCCGACGCTCAGCCCCGAGGCGCGGGGGCTGATCCTGACCCGGCTTGAGCACGGCGAGCAGACCTACGGCGCGCCCCTCCGTGTGGGCTGGCGACCGGCGGCGATCGAGCGCGTCCAAGAACTGTGCGACGCCGTCGCCTATGCCGTCGCCGATCCCGACTGCCCCGCCGAAGACCTCGCGGCGATCGTTTCCCTGTGCAACCGCGCGACCCGACAGGCCATCACGTCGGGCGCCATCCTCGACCGGAGCCCCCGATGAACCCCAAGATCCTCGTCCGCACTCTGCGCCTCGCCGCTCGTGCCGTCGCCGCGTCGGCCGGTGGCTTCTCCCGCGCCGAGTTGGCCGACCTTGCCGCCAGCATGATCGACCTGGGGACCGACATCGTCGAAGCCCTGGGCGAGCGCGAGGGCTGACCCCGTGGCCGGCTACGGGTGGGGCGCCGCCAGCCTCGCGAACCTTGGGACGTGCGATCCCCTGCTGATCGCCTTGTTCACGCGGGCGATCAAGCGCGCGGACCTGCGCCGCGACATGCGCGTGGTCTACGGCCACCGCACCAACGCACAGCAGGCCGAACTCTACGCCAAGGGCAGGACCACCCCCGGCCCCATCGTGACGTGGTCGAAGCCCGGCACCTCGCGCCACAACACCACGCCGAGCCAAGCGATCGACGTGGTGCCGCTT